ATTCCAGACATAGGGTCTGTGTAAAACTGATCCATAGATACTAATTCACGTTCATTATTAAGATATTGACTCCAACCAAATTCTAATAATAAAGTATAGCCTGGTCTTAAATATAGTACATCTAATAGTGAAAATTGTGTTTTACTATAACATCTAATGTTTATTGTAGTTTTACTTAATGCCCCATTATTATAATATGTAACATCAGCATTGGTAATTCCAGGCATGGGTACATATCCTCTTTCTTGGCTTCCTCCCCACCCGTAGGCTCCATTAAATAAACCACTACCATCATTTAAACCCGACTGTAGTCCTGAAAATGTATTTTCGCCTGTGGACGATACGACCCCTCCTTGGAGAATGCAGGCTTTAGCTAATCCATCATCCGTAATAGACTCAGCTGGGATGCCATTTGCTATTAACTTTTGTAGTACGGAATTGTCTATGGGGCCCTTAGGACCTTTATTTGTTAAATTAACTGAACTTGCTAATCTTACAAAAGGTGCTTTAGTAATATAATTTTGTAAATCTCTTGAAGGAATATTAGAATATTTTCCTAGGGACTCCTGTCTTACCTCTACTTGGGTTTTAACCCATGGATTAAAGGGCTCACCTAAAAAATTATTATTCATAACGTTACCTATTTAATATGTTATAACTATCTACAATTGATTGTATATTTGTTGGTATTCGAATTTGGGTTCCTGGTGGTAGTGTTAAAGACCCCATGTTAATTTTATTAGGATTTGCTATTGATATTATCCAGTATAAAGAAGTATCTTGGTAAAATTGATTTGCTAGTAAATCTAACCTATCGCCAAACTCAGTTTCAACCCAAATATCATTTTCACTTGCAGGTATTTCAGGGTATGTTACTGTAGTATAATATCTAGTCCCGGGTGTACCTACAAATTCATTTGTATTTCTGATTTCTCGTATGTTAGCGTATCTATTCATTTATGTTGTAATATTATCACCCCCCGCAGTGGCATTAGCTTGATATGTTCTATACTCATCATTGTAATTACCTCTAGAATTAGGAGCATTTGATAAAGCTATAAATCTAGAGTCTGGATTGTTTGCATTGTTTGGTTTTTCTGGTAGGAATGTATGAATTGGGGTGAATGAAAACCCGCTTACTTTAATAACATGGGGAAGTTCTTTAACACTACCATCTGATCCCCCTTCTTCATCAATAGCTATTTCCCAAGTTGAAGTATCCGGTATATCATAAGTTAATGATGTAATAAAACCAGGTTGTTCATATAAATACCCCCCTACTGTTAATCTAACTAAATTTCCTCTCATAAACCCAGCTTCGGTGTAATCAGGAGCTAAAGTTGATGCTAAATAATTTAATTTTTTATACATGGGGATAAGCTCTGCTTTTGATTGTGCTGCAACTGTAAAACCTAATGATATAGTTCTACCAAATCCTTCATAATTATATAATGGTTCTCCTCTTCCAACATATTTAATACTATTCCAATTAGCTTCATAATTATCTGACATATTATCTAAAAATGCCCTAAAATGCATATAAACAGCTTCACCATCTGTACCATCATTATTTATAGCTGCTATTCTAAACTTAACTAAATCATTAATTGGTTGGTTTGAGTCAGGACCAGTACCATCATACATAGGCATAGCTGTAATCTTATCTAATGCTTGTAATTCATTTGCTGGTATCCCATAATTCCATACATTTTTATTTCCTGTGTAAGTTGCTCTATATTCTCCACCTTCTTTTCCAGGCATACCCATATTAAGCCTTTCATCTAGATTTTTAACTCTATAGTTGGGGGATAAACCTATTACAGATGATACTTTTGTATCTTCTAAATTAACTCCATCTACATCATATAGTTCTTTTCTAAAATCGGTAGGATATAAACCTGCAGCTCCTCCTTCAATTACATTTTCTTTACCTATTAATTGTGGTTGTGAATATGTTCTTGAGTTATTTTTGTACAATACATCATTATTTACTATAAATTTTTGAGTATTATATGTTGTTACTTCTCCAGTTTCATCATCTGTAAAGGAATTTATTTCATTTACTAGCCCATCTACCTTATAATTGAAAGTTTGGTAAGGACCATTTATTCCTTTTAATATTGCGGGACCATTAACATCATCAAATAAAAATTCTCTATTTCTCTGGAATTTAAATTTTTCATTTGATGTTAAATATAATTGACCATATTTAGCTGTAGCACTATTTTGGATGGAGAGTTGATATTGGAATTTAGATAAATCATCAGTTTGATATGATCTTCTAGTAACCCCACCTAAGTAAAACTGTCCAGGGTTTGATACAGATTGAGGATTTGCTACTCCTGTTCGTTGATCTGCAAACCTAATATTTGTTTTACCTATCCCTAAAATAGCACCAGGTCCTCCACTATAAGCAAAAATATTTTGGTCTGGGCTGTTGCCTACTTCTTCAGCTCTAGTTAAGAATGTTACTAATCTATTATTTTCAGCTGTTTCATTTAATTGTTTAGTAACTGCTTCATAGGTATTTAAACCTAAATTACCCCCAAATAATGAACCCTCTACTACACCACTCATAGGTGAAAAAGGATCTAAACCTAATAAATTTGCATGAAATCCTAACCCGTTTCCTAAAGCTGTTGCTATAGTACCTATAGGAGTATAAACTCCTTGATTTATATTACCCCCACCACTAGCTATTAATCCATTTTCATTTACATCCCAAACATAGGGTGTTAAACCTGCATATCCTAAACCAAATGAAGCTGGGGTTTTAACTGATGTTCTAGATAGTATATTTTGTTTAACGAAAAATCCTAAACCTGCTGATGGATTTTTAGTATCCACAAACATTTGGGCTAATCTACCTACATCATCTAATGCATTTGAAACTGCCTTTAATCCTCCCCTAACGATAAAATCCGGTCCTGATCTTACAGGAAGGTTATCATCACCTTGAGGAATATCTTTAGTAATATAAGGTTGACGACTGTCGTCACTATTACGTCTGTCTCTCCCCCAAGGCAGATTTGTAAAATCTGTTTGGAAATTAATTAGAGGCATAATTTAAATTTAGATTCCTGCTGCTCCGTCAGGTAAGTTATTTGCATATCTATTTACTGGTTCTTGATATGCTTGTGTTCGTTCACCTAATTGAGAAGTACTTGGATTAGTATATCCCATAGCTCCTGCACCAAAATTATCGTATGCTGGGTTTGTTAGTGTCGGATCTCCAATATTTGAGTATTGGTTGTGAAGTAATGAATTACCTACAACACTAACTGCATCTGGAGCTTGTGGGCTTGCTGGTGATACAGGAACACCTAAAGGTGATCCGTTAGTATCAAACATTTTTTGAATTGAATTTGCCATAATTGTATGTGTTTAATTTGTTGTTTTGTTATAAATATTATTAAATATTGGAAGTCGCCATAACCATTGCTTTACCTGCTTTAGCTCCATCAATATAAACATCACCGCCACTTTTTACTGCTGATATTAATTCTTTTAATAGAGTTACTACTTGAGAATTATCACCTCCACCTGTAAGATTAGTTCCTCCCATTATAATATCATCAGCTCTAAACTTTTGAATAGGTTGTCCAGGTCTTGATATAAAATCTTCTGCTATACCTGCAGCTTCTGATTCTTTGTCATAGAATGTACTTCTAACAATACCCCCTACAGATTCTTGTCCAGGCATTAGCCCTCCTAATCTTCTTCCTAACCAATCTCCTGCTATACCAGCAACTGGAGTTAAAGCTAATCCTAAACCTGGTGCTATGTTTAAAGCTTGGATGGCTGCCATTCCTCCCGCAGACCCAATAACTGCTCCTATACCTTCATTTACTCTTTTTCCTATTGCTACGTCTATATCTTTTTTAGATTTACCATCAGCAATCATTCCTTTAATATCTGAGTTTGCAAATACTCCTTCAATAAAACTTCCTATTATAGGTATTCTTTTTGTTAATGATTTTAAAGTTTGACCTAAAGCAGCCTTACCAATTACAGGTTTAATAGCATCTTTTAAAGCATTTACAGGGTTTAACTTTGAAAAAAATCCTCCAATTTTTGACATAACACCTCCACCAGATGCTCCAAGTGATGTTGCTCCGGCTTGTCCTACAGTTGATGCTGCTGCTTTAGTAGATGCTCCTGCAACTCCTCCACCAACATTAGCTGCTGTTGATGCTGTTGATGATGCGGCTGTTGAACCAAATCCTAATGTGCTTGCTAAAGATGATGCAGCTCCTCCTATTTTAGTTAAAAAACCAAACATATTTTTTAGTACTCCTAAACCTGCTTTCATTCTTGCAAATATCCTAATTCCAGATATAATTCCCATGTATTTACCTATACTTGTAAATAAACCTCCTACGCTTTGGGCAGCTTCAACCATATCCATTAATCCATCTAATATCTTAGATATGGATTCCATAATAGGAGTTAATTGATCTTTTAATTTTACCATAGCATCTGCAAATCTTTTACTAGCAGCCTCAGCATGTAGTTGATCTGTTAATTGATCAGATCCAATTTGTCTTTGTTCATCAGCTGTTATAACTCCATCCTCCATTGCTTTATTATAAGCATCAGAAGCAGCTGTCATAGATTTAGCTTCACCTGTTAAAAGCTCTTGGGTTTCTAAAGTTTCTGCTAATTCTTCCCTTGACATTCCAAAGGCTTTAGCTAATGATTGTTGTTGTAAAACATTCATTTTACTAAAATCTTTAGCTGTTCCTATTTCTCTAGATATTGCTTTAGCTAATCCTTCTTGATCACCCATTAAAGCAGCTCTTCTGGCATCTTCTAAATTTAACTGTTTACCAGTCATTAATTCAGCTTCCATCTCTGCTGCTATAGAACTTTCAAAGTCTAATAGTGATGATGATGTTTTTTCAAGTTGGGATTGACTCATTCCTAATTTAGCAGCTTGAAATGCTGCATTAGCTAATGATTTACCTTGACCCTCCATTGATAATCTATTAGCAGCACTAATATTACCAATGGCAGCAAATGTTTGTTGTTGGTTTACTGCTACTCCTTCTTGTTCTGCTAAAATTGCTACTTGTCCTCTTAAGGTTGCAGTAAGATCTTCAGCACTTTCACCTCTTAATTTTGCTGATTTTACAAATTGAGCTGCTTGTTCGTTAGTTAACCCAAATTCATTAGATAATAATGAAAATGTTTTTAATTCATCTTGAGTTAATTTTACAGCACCTCCTATTTCTTGGTTAAATTCTTGTATACCTTTAACAGCATCTGCAATATTAAAATGAAGTTCTCCACTAGAATTAGCAGCTACATTTAATGAAGATTTTAAATTATTAGCATCATCTCTCCCTAAGGCAAATGTTTTAGCTAAATCTTCTCTTTCAGCCCCAAACTTTTTAATTCCATCTTTTAAACCCTTAAGTATAGCTACATCTAAAGCAGCTAACATTTCCTTCTTAAACTTTGTAGCTCCCTTTACAAGTGTATCTCCTAAAACTTTTGCCTCAATGTCAGCATCCTCTAAACCTAGGTTCTTTAAATCTTTAAGCTCTTCACCTGTTCTTTCACCGTTTGCCTGGGCTTTTTTTAATTCCGTATTAAAATCATTAGCTGCTTGTTGTTGGTCGTAAAGTTCTTCAGTTAATTCATTAGCTTCTTTACTTATGTCCTTAAACATATCAGCGTATTTACCAAATCCTAAACTTTTCATTAACCCACCAGCTGAGTCTAGTGCTTTATTAGTTAATTCATTATACCCGGCAACCTTTTCTTCTTTTGCTGTTCTATCTGCTAATTTTTGGTTTATGTCAGTTAAAACTGAAGACTCAGCCTGCATCTCCATTATCATATCAGCATGACCCTCAGTAATTTTTTCTGCTACTAATAATGATGCTAAACGTTTTTTTAGATTAGCTTCATTTAATTTTTGACCATCTTTTCCTAAAAGTATTTCTTTATTAGCTATTTGAAAGTTAGAAAGTTGAGATTTGTATTTTTGCTGGAGTTGGGCAAGTTCTTTAGCGTTTAGTCTGTTAATACCCTCCTGATCGTCTTTTAACTTTTCAGCAATTCCTTGAATTTGGCTAGTTGCTCTTTTAGTAATGTTAAGGCTCTCATTTTGCTTTTTTATTGCACCATTTAACCCTATTAAAGTTTCATAGTAACCCTTTGCATTTTTTCCAACCTCGTCTAATGACTTATCTAATTTATCTACACCATCAACTAATGTAATAATAGCATCATCGGCGTCTCCCATAGCATCGATAAACTCACGTGCTGTTTGACCCGTAAAAGGATTAGCTTGGCCTAGAGATTCATAACCTCTTCTTATTTCTTTAAGAAGTTCAACTACCTGTTGGTATTTTTTAGGATCTAAACTATTATCAGCCATTATAGGTTTGTTTTATTATAAATATTAGAAAAACCTATTTTTGCGTTCTTTTTGAAACGTAAGAGGGGGGTGATACACTTTTTGGAGGTTGGGATTTAGTTGGATTATTTAAATCTATTTGTGTGCCTTTTCCTTTATTAGCTTTTTGTCTATTTGCTTCAACTTCATCATAATGACTTTTTAGTTTATTAAAAGTAAACTTACGTAGCCATATAGGCATGTTATACACAGTGTTCCAATCATATCCACCCTTACCATTGAATACAATTTCGTGTATTGTATTAAACACATTTACTCTAACTCCAGGAGCATTATCGAGCGTCAGGCCAAAAAAAGTTAAGTCCAATGGGGAGGATTGCGTCATTATCACTTCCGTCGGGAAAAAAAGTTAGATCAACATCTGGTTGAACTAATTTAATATAGTTTCTTAATGCCCTGGAATCCTGGGCTAGCAGATAATTATCTACAAACTCCCTAATTGATTTTCTATCGGGGTTTCCCTCAATGGCTGTTATAATATATTTTAAACGAGTAGACATTTCAGGGTTAGCATCCTTATTAATCTTTTTAAGTCCTTGAAGTTCTCTTTCAATAGCTCTTTCATCTTTTCCATCTAATATTTTAAAAGATATTTTAGCTTTAATTTTTGGGAGTTCATAATCAAACTCATTTACTCCTTTTGTAATTAAATCTTCATTGAACTGAACATTTTCTAATGTAGATAAATCAACTGATTGTTTTTCGCCATTATAATCAAAGTCATAGGTTGCACCATATCCTAAAATACGAGCTGCAATAAGCAGTGCATTTTTATCTCCTACGATAATATCATCATATTTAATAGATTTATTGACTATAAGTGATTGTAGTAGTTTATCTAGTACAATTCCTTTTTTAATGTATGATTGGTTAGTTAAAATATCTTCTTCTTTAGCAGTCATATATTTTATTTCAACCATACCAGAAGATAGTGGGTTGTCTTCAGGATATAATAATCCCTTTGAAGGTAATTCTACGTTTTCAGTAGGTAGTTTAAATTCTTCCATATAAATTTTATTTGTTATAACTTAATTATCATGTATACATATATAATATAAAAAAAAGCTTGACCGAAGCCAAGCTATTTTTCAAAAATATATAATTTCTTATTAGAAATTCAACACGCAGTAATCCATTCCAATTGTTAAATCGATGTTTTGAGCTTCACCATCAGTGTCCCAATTCATATCAGCAAACGATCCGTCTTTGATAAATGCTCCTTTTATGATCCATTCAGAAACAACATCACCTACAGGACCTAACACATCAATTGTTAAATCTTTTTTATAGAAATCAGAATAACCATCTCTACCAGTTACTGATTCGTGGTGTAATCTAACCCACTCCATTACAGCTTGTGCTCCTGAAGGTGTGATTGGGTCAAATAATTGCATTGTAATGTCATTCCATCTTAACTTACCTTTAACTTTTCTATAAGTGTTGATATGATTTAATGTAATTTCATCTTGTGCGAACCCTAACCCACTAATACCTTTAATAATGTATGATGGAAAACCATCTACGTACATGATAAATCTATTAGCTACCTTTGGCTCAAATGCTGTGAAAAATATTTCGTTTGGATCTAATACTGCCATTTTATGTTTTTTTAATTTTTTTTATTCAATTATAAATATTATACTCTCTAATTTTTACGCTGGAAATTCTGCTCCAGTTGGTAAAATGTTGAAATCTAAGTAAATGAATTCAGCCGTTTTAGTAGGTTGTATGTATATAGCACCTCTTAATTCGTTTCTATCAATTACATCGGGTCCATTATTTGAATCGTTCATTACAACTTTAAACGCGTATAGACCTTGTCTTTGTTGTACTGATTCTAGATATGGGTTAACTTGGCTTAAGAATGTATTTCTTGTAGCTGCTGTATTTTGTTCAAATACTAAATTATCAGATATTTGAGAAATATAATTTTTAAGAGCAATTAACAATCTTCTAACATTTACTCTATCTAAAGCTGATGCTTGATTTTGTAATGTTTTCTGACCAAATACTACTACTCCTCTTCCTGGGAATGTTGCAATAGGATTTACTTTATTAATATATAACTCATCTCTATTAGCTTGAGTTAATTTTCTTTCTGCTTGAATTACTTGTCCTAATCCACCTCTGTTAATACCTGCTGGGGCAAACCAAGCTTCTGCTGTTCTATCATTATTAGCATAAACTCCTGGAATTAAGGTTCCTGCTGGTACCCATACTCTTTGTCCTGAATCTGGATCTGTTACCATACACCAAGGCCAATATGATGCTGCATATGAAGTATCTTTATCATTTGCTGTTGATGTAGCGGCTGTAATAGATGAAGCATATAATTCAAGATCTAATATTACAATATTATCACCTCTATTTTCTGTGTTAGAAATTAGAGTATTTAGTACTGATTTATAATCTCCTTCTGAATATACTAAACCAGGTGCTGATATAATGTTATATCTAAAATCGTCTTTATTTGCTAATATGTTGAAGGCTGTTGTGTAATTATCTCCAACTAATCCTTGTGTATCATTACCATCAATTTCATCATAATATTTTCCAGTTCCTGTTAAAATACTACCTATTGCATCTCCAAATGTTCCTGAAGCTTGTACTGGAATAGAAGCTGTATATTGAGCTTTTGCTACCCCGCTATTATCTAAATAGTCTGGAGTTTTGAAATTAACTTCTTTTACTCTTACGTATCTTGAAGCATTAGCATAAGATCCAGTTGTTTGTAAATAAACATCTGTTGTTCCTGCTCCTCTTACTACTTGTGTTTGATCACCAATTATTCTTGAAATATAATTTGATGATTTTGGATCTAATGATACATTATTAAAGCTTTCAAGTACTGATTTTGCTCTTGTAT